TGGTGAGCTATGATTGGGCCTTACCCATATCAATACCAATGGTGGTTGGGGCAAATGTTGTAGAGGAAGGCAAGCGAAGGGCCGCGAAAGAGGTCCCGGAGCCGGGAAGAGCTATTACAGAAGGGATAGCTGAGGCAGCAAACTCCATGGTGGACCAGCCTATGTTAGCCGGATTAGCCCGTATGCGTGGAGCCAATATCGCAGACTGGCTAAAATCGACACTTACAGGGATCCCCGCGAGTTTTGTACCGACAGCATCTTATCAACTTGCCAAGCTTGCCGACAATATTGTGCGTAATACCGAAGACCCGAATTTCTTCCGGCAAGCCTATAATATGGTGGCCGCGAAAGTTCCGGGGTTATCCAAGACTCTTCCGGGGGCATTGAACACTTTCGGCCAGCCGATGAAGTCTTACCAAGGAGACAGCAACAATCCATTCAATGTTTTCCTGAATCCGGCTTTCGTCACTAAGTACAAACCAGATCCGGTTTCCAAAATGGTACTGGATATTTACCAACAAACCGGAGAAACCGGGCACTTCCCGCGGGTAGCCCCGAAATCATTGACAATAGATGGCAAAACAATCCGGCTCAAGCCGGAGCAGTATCGTGATTACCAGCAATATATAGGAAATAAGACTGGGGTGCTTTATACGATCTTGGCGAATGATCCTTATTTTATGCGGTTACCGGATGAAATAAAGGCAAATAAGTTGGCAGGTTATCTCAATGACATCAACACCGCAGCAAAAATCGAACTCTTCGGTCTTTACCCCAAAAAGACAGTCCGCGGGCAACGTCAGCCCTATGTCCCGCGCGGCGCAAAAAATATTTTAGATACCCAATAAGCAGGAAAACGAATTTCTCCGACGGGGAAATTCGTCTGTCTTTTATGCTGACAATGATTGCTAAAAAAAGACTTGACAAATCTTACTTATAGGTTATACTTATACTGGAACCTATACGGAAGGAGGTAAGATGAAAATTGCGTTGGTGAAGTTAAAATGCTTACGTTGCGGTCACAAATGGAATCCGCGGAAAGAAGAGATATTGATTTGTCCAAAATGCAAAAGCCCTTATTGGAAAAGGAAGAAAAATGAGACTATTAAATAAAATAAAAATGGAAATTAGAATATTGGTGTATTGGAAATATAACTTTCGTTGTGGCAAATGTCAGAAAAGGTGGAATGGCAAAAGTAGATTGTTTCCAATCCATCATAAGAATTGTCGACCTACCGATAATAAGCTGAAGAATTTAGAACTTCTTTGTCATACTTGTCATCGGAAGGTTAGGCATAAAAAGGGGCATTGGACACCACCTATAAAGTTATCAGAAAAGAAGAAATTAGAATATATTCAAAGATATTGTTGAGTGGAAAGGGCACAGGTGTAAAGATGGGTAAAACTTCGGTTTTTGCAGAGATCAGCAAAGCACTCAAGGCCACTCAATGCTGGCCGGTAACAGAAGCATCTAAGCTTGAATATTTTAATGATGACACCTGGATGGACGAAGTAGCCAGCTGCGAGGAATTTGACGATGGCAGCTACAAATTCAACCTCAAGAACGGCGACTTCGTGGTAGTCGAGAAGAATTAACCTTCAGCGGACGAGGCTGTGGCCGGGATGATCCCGGGTGGGTGGCGAGCGGCTGAGGGTAAACCAAGGAGGGGATATGGAATGGACGAAAGGGGCGCTTAAAAATTTAATGCAAGAGATGCAGAGTAGTGAGCCTTACAAGCTGCAGGATTTGTTTAAGATCCGGGATGCTCTTATGGTATTACAGGGGTATGGTCTGGCTGACTTGGAACTGCTAATTGAGGTAATGAAATATATCAACCAAGAGGGACAAAAAAGTTCTTGACAACGATTGTAATTCTGATATACTTGAGGAAATATGAAAAAGGGACGTGTCGTAAAGTGTATAGGTTGCAAGAAAGATTTTTATATTCCGCCGTGCTGGATAGGAAAGCGCGGCAAGTTCCATTCCCGTAAATGTTATTTTAAATATATTAAGAAGATGTTAAATTAGGAGTCTGTAATGCAAACCCTGCGAGAAACAAAAACACAATCTGAGATGCCCAGGTTAATAGCCATAACCCTAGTTATGGCTATTTTTATATCCTCGCAGGTAGCCTGGGCATCTCCTATTTATACTGCCAGTTACTACACGACCGCATCCTGCCGTCGTGAGGGAACTAGTGGGATAATGGCTAATGGAAGGAGATTGCAAGATGAAGGCGTCTGCACGGCGGCAATGTGGAAAGTGCCATTCGGCACGAAGGTCAGGGTCAGGAATATCGAAAACAACAAAGAAGTCGTCGTCACAATCACCGACCGCGGCCCGGCCAAAAGGCTGGTGCGCAGGGGCCGGATCATCGACCTCAATTACGAGGCGATGCGTCGACTTGATGGTATCCGCAAAGGTCTTATCCAAGTAGAAATTACAATTCTAAATTAAACAGGAGGTGACGCATGGAAGAGAAACAGGTAATACCCTTACTGACCGAGCCCATGGCTCTCGGTGAGGTATTCCAGCAGTCCGGGATGTTCTCGGACGTCAAGACGCAGGCCCAGGCCGTCGTCAAGATTTTAGCTGGAAGGGAGTTGGGCCTGGCGCCGCTGGAGGCTATGACGAACATTTACATAGTCAACGGCAAGGTGAGCCTGCAAGCGAAGCTGATTGCAGCACTGATTAAAAAGTCAGGGAAGTACGATTATCAGATCGATAAACTGACGGATGAGGAATGTACCATTACATTCCTGCAACTTATTGACAATAAGCGTGTGGAGATCGGCAAGAGTTCATTCACGCGCCAGGACGCCGCAAAGGCCGGCGTAATCAACAAAGATGTCTGGAAGAATTATCCGCGCAATATGCTATTCGCCCGCGCCCTATCCAACGGCGCGCGGTGGTACACGGCTGATGTTTTTTGCGGCTATACCACGGAGGAAGTTCAGGAAGACCCAGCATCAACCAAGGTAATCAGCATCACAACAGACGGGGAGGTGGTCAGTGGTTCAAGCCAAGCGCCAGTACAATAACAACTACCCCTCGGTTACCCAAGTGCTGGACGTGTTGCGTAAACCAGGCCTTGAGGCGTGGTTTAAGTATAACACTATTCAGTTTATCAATAATGAAACTACTAAAGGAAAGGAGATCGGCACCATTATCCATCAGGCGATTCAGGATCATATTGAGCTGAGGGAAGTGAAGGTGGATACGATGTATCCGGATGAAGTCATGAACGCCCTGAAGGCCTTCATGCAGTTTAAGAAAGATCACCCGGAATTCAAACTTAGGCGCTCGGAGATGATGCTGACGAGCGAGGTGCATAAATATAATGGGACCCTAGACTGCGAGGCCGAGAGGGACGGTGAGTTGTTGATTGCCGACTGGAAAACGTCTAAAGTCAAGGATAAAGATTATCCAGATATATATGATGAATATATATATCAGGTGGCGGCTTACGTGGCGGCCTATAATGAGATTAATAAGACTACTATCAATCGAGCTATTATTGTCTCATTAGCCAAAGATAAACCTGTTTATAATTATATGGAGATTGATTCGACAAAACTGAAGGGAGGTTTTGAAGAAGTATTTTTGCCTGCGTTACAAATCTACAACTATCAAAGGAAAAAAAATGGCTAAGGGTATACCTAATAACGGAAAGAGAAATAAGGGATGGTTTAAAAAGGGAATTGTACCATTAACTGCTTTTAAAAAAGGAGTTAATATTGGAGAAAAAATTAAGAATTGGAAAGGAGATGATGCTGGCTACAGAGCGTTTCATTATCGAGTAGAAACACGAAGAGGCAAACCGAAATTTTGTGAGGTATGTAAAACGAATAGGAAAAAAGTTTATCACTGGTGCAACATGACGGGAGATTATGCCAATGAAATGGATTATAAAAGAATGTGTGTCAGTTGCCATAGTGAATATGATTATTTAAAAAGGAGGTTTCAAAATGTTTGAGTACGATCTGCGAGGTGAAGGCGAAAGAGTATTATTACCAGATGGTTGGCACTTGTTCCAGGTGGCTGATATGGAATTAGTCAAAAGCAAAGCCGGCAACGACATGTTTGTGGTAACCTTGGACCATCCAGAGACCGGGGCTGCGGAAGATGTCTATATGATCACCGCCAAAGGAAAACGCTGGAAGCTGAAAGGTTTCCTTAAGGCCTGCGGCGTTAAGGAGGATGAGCAGGGGAAATTTAGGTTTGAACCTTCGGACTTAGTTGGTATTTCGGTTGAGGCATATAACAAGCAGGAGCCGAATGAATATACCAACCGGGAAGGCGAGGTAATTAAGGAGATGCGGAATAACCTCACCAAATTCCGCGCAACCACGGAGAAAGCAACTCTGTGATTATTCTCATTGACACCCGTGAGCAACTCCCATTGGAATTCTGCCACCCGTACGTGGAAGGGACTCAACGTGAGTCCCTTCCCGTCGGTGATTATGCGGTCCGATATAAAGACGGGCATGTGCCGGGAATTATATTTGAGCGCAAGAGCATCCCGGATCTGTTCGGGAGCCTGAGCAAAGGTTATAAAAGATTCAAGCGCGAACTGATGAAGGCCAAGCAATCCAATAAGGAATTAATAATCATAATCGAAGGCACCACCCAAAACATCCTTGACGGTACGCCGTACAGTCAAGTTGACGGCCTCCGGATCCTCCGGACGCTGTTGTCGCTGTATGATAGGTACCAGATTAGCCATGTGTTTTGCCGGGATCGGAGGGAGATGGCGGTGTATGTGGCGGAGATGTTTTGTGCGAGGGGAAGGACGAGGGCGAAAGGAAATAAATGGGATATAAAACAAGAGAAGAAAGATTAGCTTATTCTAAAGAATATTATGCTAAGAATAAAGATAAGAACAGTAGGGATTGTAAATTATATAGACTTAAAAATAAGGATAAGATTAAACTATTAAATAAAAACTGGAGAAGAAAAACCCAAGGAACATGGGAAGGGTATATCCCAAAGGAAACTATATGTCAAATTTGCGGTAAACCCATATTCTTCAATCAAAATAACATAGAAAATGCTATTCATTTTGATCATAAAGATGAATTTGCTCCTATAAAATGTACTCCTACCCTATGGTTATCTACTAATAGAAGAACCGCAGAGACAGAGAAAATATTTGAGGCATGTAAATTTGGTATGTTATGTCGAAGATGCAATCGTCTTTTACCCACTAAAAATAGAAATAAAGTTATTAATTATCTTTTAGGAAAGAGTAATGTTTAAAGAATACGCAATAGATTATGCAAAACGTGGATGGAAAGTTTTCCCATGCGCATCTAATGGGAAAGTACCTCTTACATCTCAGGGATATAAAGATGCCTCCAACGATATAACTATAGTTGAAACACTTTTCTCTAAATATCCTAATGCAAATATAGGCCTCTGCACCGGAAAGGACACCAATTTCTTTGTGGTCGATATAGACACGAAGAACGGCGCCCATGGCGATGAATCGTTGGTGGAGCTAATCGAGAGATATGAACCGCTGCCACATACCATAGAATCCATCACCTGGAGCGGAGGCCGCCATTTATTTTTCAAGTACCCAGCCCAGGGGGTGGGTTGCCGCACCGGGATCCGGCCGGGGATAGATATCCGCGGGGACGGCGGATATGTGATTGCGCCGCCGTCTGTGATAAATGAGAAGGCGTATGCCTGGGAGCTTTCCAATCCCGAAGAGATGGCCGAGGCGCCGGAGTGGTTGCTGGATATGATTGTGGAGAAACCTGTTGTGGATGTATCGGAAGATGAAGCCCCAATCACTGCCGGCAAGCGCAACTCCACCCTCATAAGCATCGCCGGGAAGATGCGCAGCGCCGGCTGTGAGGTAGAACAAATCGAAGAGCACCTCCTGCAATTCAACAAAAAACGCTGCCGCCCGCCCCTCCCCAAGCGGGAGGTATTGGCCATTGCCCGCAGCAGCGGAAGATACTCCAAGGCGGTCAAGCCTGTCGGCAAGGATAGTTTTAATTGCAATGTGATAGCGGATAATATTCTGACAGAGCATAAGCTGGTGTTCCCCGGGGATCTGAGTTATGAGTATGACGGCTCATGCTACCAGGAAGTGGATGGGTTTTACATCAAAAAGTTGATAGGGGATAAGTTAGGGGCGGCCGCCACCATCTTCAAGGTCACAGAAGTCACGGCTGCCCTGAAGCGTAAGGCTTATCTTAAAGTAGATAAAATGAATAGTTTTCCTCTATTAAACCTCAAAAATGGGATGTTTAATATAGATACAAAAGAGATACTCCCTCATGATCCTCAATATTACTCGACCATCCAGCTCCCGGTAGAATACCTTCCGGATGCCGATTGCCCCGTTTGGCTGAATACTCTGAAGGGGGTGTTCGGGGATAAATCTGCGGAAGAAAGAAACCAGTACATTTCTGTGCTTCAGGAGTTTTTTGGCTTATGCCTGACCCGGGAGACTAAATATGAGAAGGCTTTGTTTATGCTGGGCGAAGGGCGCAATGGTAAATCAACCCTGCTATTTGCCCTTGAAAATGTCCTGGGCCATGCGAATTATAGCGCAGTTACCCTGGAGGATCTGATTAAGCCTAACTATGTCTCCGAAATCTACGGCAAACTCACCAACATTAGCATCGAAACCAACGCCAAAACCTCTATTTATGATGCTAAATTCAAGGCCATTGTGTCCGGGGATACAGTAACGGCCGACCGTAAGTACGGTCACCCATTCAAGTTTCATCCCTTCTGCAAAATGATTTTTGCATTGAATAATATGCCCCAGGTCAATGATAAAACCGATGCATTTTATAAGCGCCTAATCACGCTGCGCCTGACTAGGCAGTTTACTGACATTGAGCAGGACCGCGAATTGCGTAGCAAGCTGCTCCCGGAGCTCAATGGCATCTTCCTCTGGATGCTGGCCGGCTACCAGCGCCTGAAACAGCGCGGCTACTTTGACCCTGGCGAAAGTATCGAACAGGAAACGGAAGAATACCGGAAAGAAAACAACTCCGTGCTCAGTTTTGTGGAGGAAAAATGCCATATAGATGCCACGGGGATAATTGCGAAAGACACCCTTTATGAAGTATACCGCGACTGGTGCAAAGCCAGCGGAATGCTGGCTCTCAGCAAGAAGAAATTCGGCATGCAGCTTGTAAAACATTTTAACCTTGACAAGAATGCCCGGGGCGATCATGGTGACCGCATCTGGCAAGGCATTCAATTAATTCAGGAAGGAGGATCTTGTGGAAGAGTTGGACTTTATACAGATTTATAAGGAATGGCTGGCCAACCGGGTTTGGGCAGCCAGGGAGGAATTGCCGGCCAAACAGCGCAAATTGCTGGCTTTGGCCGATAGTGCCAAAAAAAGGGCCTGGAATTCGCTTCCAGAGGCCCGTAGAGGGGCGATCGTGAAGGAACTAGTATCCCAGGACCTCCTACCCCAAAACGTGCTCAGTTGCATCAATATCTTCGATGCCCAGGTAGTAGGAATATGAGCACCTGGCTCATGCGCTTCCTCCTCATCCAATACGCAGTCATCCTGAGTGCGTGCCTCTGGGAGCGTAACTGGCCGCGGGCGCTTTATTGGGCCGGGGCGGTGATATTGCAGGTGAGTGTTTTGTGGGGGATGAAATAAGGGGTAGCTTGTTATGAAAAAATACCAGATAATCTATGCCGACCCGCCGTGGAAATTTAAGGTATGGTCAGAAAAAAACTATTCCAAAATTAGACCACTACACTATAAACGAATGAACTTAGAAGATATTAAAAATCTTTGTATTCCTACTGAGAAAAATTGTATATTATTTCTTTGGACTACTATGCCAACGATAAAAGAAGCATTGGAGGTTATTGAGGCTTGGGGATTTCAATTTAAGACTGTGGCTTTTACTTGGGTTAAGAGGAACAAAAAGTCATCTTCTTGGTTTTGGGGTATGGGATATTGGACAAGGGCAAATGCCGAACTTTGTTTATTGGCAACCAAGGGAAATCCTAAAAGAATATCTGCAGGCGTGCATAGTGTTATTGATACACCAGTAGAAAGACACTCTCAAAAACCCGCTGACACAAGAAATCGTATTGTAGAACTGATGGGCGATCTGCCTCGTATAGAACTCTTTGCCCGCCAGAAGACCGAAGGCTGGGATGTCTGGGGAAACGAAGTAGAGAGCGATATTAATTTAGGAGAGAAGTCTTGAGCAAGAAGATTAAGAAGATTAAGCATAAATCCACTACGGCACTCCGCAAGAAGGCTTGGAAACTCCACTCTGAACTTGTCAGAAGGTCGGAGAAGGGTATCTGTTTTACCTGCGGGGCAAGAAAGCACTGGAAAGAGCAGAACGCCGGTCATTACATACATGAAGACTGCCTTGATTTTGACCCAATAAATATACATTGTCAGTGTGTAAGGTGTAACAAGTTTTTATCCGGCAATCTTGGAGTCTACGCAGAAAGGCTTATCGCAGAGTATGGCGAGGCTACGATAGCAGAGTTAAGGGTTCGGGCGGAAAAGACACATAAATTCACTATCATAGAATTAGAACAGATTATATCTGACTTACAAACCAAGTTAAAGGTTTTAGAAGAACTAAAGGGGGGTTAGATTAAAAGTGAGAAAGGAGGTGAAAAGATGAACCAATATCAGAACACAAGTTTAGGAGCAGTATGCGTGAATGATAATACTAATTATTCAATAAACTATACATCTGGCAGCAATTTAGCATTAGGTCAGGTAACAGGTGGCGGTTGGCAGTATTATGATAACCAGCAAGCATTTAACATACTAACAGAACGTAAAGTAGCAGAACCCAAAAAGGAGAAGAAAATGGCTATAGACAAAAACAAGAGAGGTTTATTTCAGGTAATACTTATAGACCCAAAAGAGAAAAAGATGCTTTTAGACAAGATAGTAATTGCTGATAACATAGAAGATGTTTTGCTTGAGGTTGACGCCGGTTCAGTTATTAAAAGTGCTGGTTTAGCGGTTGCTGATGTGGACAAGATAGTGAACATAATCGGACAGGTAAGGAAAACCCGCAAGAATAAGGATGGTGAAGTAGAGATTATTAACGAAGAAGTAACGGAATAACTAAAGGGGTAGCTTGTGGCGTTCTGCGAAAACGCTATGGAGGAAACCTCAAACTAAAGTGGATAAATAGGGCTATTGCAAACTTGGTGAGGATTGAAAACCCTATTATGTGTGGTAAATGACCATAACACACTCCGCAAGCAGGTTCAAATCCTGCCAAGCTACCCTGTAAATATGGGGCTGTGTTAATCCGTGGAATCGGAGACAGAGATACGAAGGCAAAGGATAGTGTGGTAGCCAATCAGAATAGCCAAAGCCATAAAAAGTATGCCTCGTTACAAAGCTCGTAGGAAATTAAGATTACTACCAGCCCCTGTAAATATGGCAAGAATAATTAACTCTGGTTCTGGCTATGGTTCAGAAAGGGGGGTGACAAATTGTCCCCACCCTGACTCTGGCTATGGTCATGGATAAATAAAATGGGGCTGAAGTGTTAGCGGCAGCACGCTGGTCTGTAGAACCACAGGTTAAGGTTCAAGTCCTTACAGCCCCACTAATAAGGAGGGCAGAATGGGTAGAGCAATTGCAAGTAAAAATGGTAATGACAGAGTGATGACACCTGTTTATTTATGTAAACAGATAGTAGAACATTTCAAGCCGTCGGGTAGAATTTTAGAACCTTGTTGTGGTAGCGGGAATTTTCTTAAGGTTATGCAGGCTGATTGGTGTGAGATAGACAAAGGAAGAGATTTTCTTACTATAGAAGGACATTGGGATTGGGTAATAACTAACCCACCTTATTCAAAATATAGGGATTTCTTAAAAAAGTCAATGTCAGTAGCAGATAACATAGTATTTTTACAACTCGTTAATGCTACTTTTTATAGGGCACGATTACGGGATATTAAGGATTCGGGATTTGGGATAAAGGAGATACTTTGTTTAGACACACCGAAAGAATTTCCCCAGTTTGGATTTCAGATGGGCTGTGTTTATTATCGCCGAGGATATAAAAATAAGGAAATAATAATATAAGGAGGTCGCAGATGGAGATTAAGGAATGTGTGGAGGCGTTAACCAACAAAAGATGTTAACCGGTTGTTTGTTGGGTAACTAAAAGGAGGGGAGATGGGAAGTCGCTCAAAAGGAAGGCATAGGTTATCAATAAAGAAATCAGAAAAACCCTACAAGCAATGGTTGAGAGCAAGGAAACTCAAGGAGTCCAAATGACTAAACTAATGGAAGTGTTGGAGGGGTTAGCAAATGCACAAAGAGGGAATATGGGTAATGTAGGAGATTACATAGAATTATGCTCTATTAATGAAGCCAAAAAAGCCATCCTCCAATGGTTCAAGGAAGAGGTCGTGCCGAAGGAGAAGATAACACAATCACTTTATGAAGCAACTCGTATAGAAGCGGAGTGGTCTAATCGTTCCATTGTTCCAGAAAAGTGGGAAGAACGAGACGAAAAGTTCAAAAAACAATTCAGTAAAATTATTACGGATTATTTATCAATTGATAAATTACCAACTCCCGAAGAAGCACACAATAGTTGGATGGATGCCTATATTAGAATGGGCTGGAAATATGGAACAACAAGAGATGTTGTTGCAAAAACACACCCCGATATGGTTCCTTATGAAAAACTTCCTCAAGATGAAAAAGATAAGGATGCCATATTCTTATCATTTGTTTGGCTTACAAAAAATTTATTGAAAGACATACTAACCAACCTAACAAAGGAGGGGTAGATGAAAGAAAGACAAACTTGTTCAGTATCAGAACCAAAGTTTATATGGGTTGATGCACATCCAGGACAGGGTTGCAAATGTTGTGGCGACCCAAAAGCAGAAACAAGAATAGGTTGGTGTTTTGATTGTGCTACTGCCCAGGAGATTATAGGAGAGGTTTTGGGCGAAGATAAACCAATAAAAACAAATGAGATACTAAAAACATTGGCTTCAAAAGGATATGCTATTGTTGACCATAAATTTATAAAAGACGCATACGAAAAAGGATTACTAGAGAGATGAAGGACATACTGGAGAGATTGAGATGAAATGCCCCCATTGTAAAAAAGAACTGACCCACGAAGAGATCCTGGCCGCGCTCCCGGAGAAGGAGAAGTTCCGGCTGGCCAGCAAACTATTAATAAAACAGCCGAAGCCTCAGCATGAACGAAGATAAACAAGCAATAATAATAAACGAACTCAAACGCCGCGCGGAAGAAATCCGCTACGGCACCATCACCGTCGAATTCAAAATCACCGACGGCAAAATTATGGCCGGCGACATCATCCACAAACGCGAAAAACTAGGTTAACCGCAGCCGACACGATTAGGCGTGAGGCCCATTCCCGGGTCACCCCGGGGGTGGGCCATTTTATTTATGGACTCATACGATATGAATTTCTGGCGGCTCTACCTGCGCCTCCTCAACTACCGCCTCACGGCCCGCGAGACGAATTATCTAATCTGGCGCTTTTACAACCGCAAAAACTGGGACGAGATCGCCCGCCTCGACGGCCGCCGCATCGGCCGGGCGGCCGTAAGCCTAATAATGAACAGGGCATACAGAAAAATAAGGCTAAACAATCAAAAAAAATAATGCATACTATATTAGGTGCAATATGAACACAAGGGCACAATATTATAGGCCATTAAGCCGCAGAGCTTTGTCCGTTCTGAGCGCCTACTAAAACAGGAGATTATCCCGGATGCCCCACATCCCATTTCATCATTGCACCGTCATCACCTGCATCCGCAACCTCCCGGTTAAATTCCAGGCGCCCCTCGGCGCCTTTTCTATTGAGCGCACTTGCGCCTATGCCCGCGACAATTCCTGCCGCGCGCACTTTGATATCAGCCAACACCACACCCCCCTGGGCGTGCGGGAAGGCAAAGAAAACATAACCACCGGCGAAAAGGGTCATTCCCTTGCTGCGGCCTAGTTCCGCGGCTAGCCGGACCTAACTAGGAGGGAATATGGAAAGTGAAGCTACAAGAATTAAGAAATATATCAGAAGGCAAAAGAACATAAGAACGGTAAGCCCTAAATTACGGCATATGATCTTTGACAGAGATAAGCATACTTGCCAATATTGTGGTATTAAAGCTGATCCGAAACATTATAATTACGGTACTTATCGCGGCGTTGATTATATTAGATATGAAGGCGGCGTGGTTCTGGAAGTCGACCATATAATTCCTTGGAGTCAAGGCGGCCGCACCGAACCCAAAAACCTCATAACAGGTTGTTGGCGCTGCAACCAACAAAAAAGAACCAAAAGCGCCGAGGACTGGCGAAAACGTGTCAATATGTCAAAATGTGTCAAACCAGAACCTGTTGTGGTTCAATAAGTTGCGCTTTTTGACACTTTTGACACATATTTATCCTTCTTTTAGACAAAAGAAAGATAAAATAATATATATGCTATAAAGTTACATATAGAGAAAATGCGTACATGCGTCAAAAAATCACACAAACCCCTGGTGGGCAGGGGGTTGCGTCTTGACACATCCAGTTTCTCGTCGATAAAATGTTGTAACCCATTGAAACTCGTGCTCGACACATTTTTTTTTCATTTTCAACATGTGTCAAAAATCTGGGGATAACCTGTGGATAACTTTGGATTAATAAATATAGGAAATAATCGCCAAGGGCTCATCTGTAATAGTGATAAGAGCAAAATTAGGGCAATTATTGGAAGGGTAAATAATATAGATGCCATTTAAACCAGGATACGCCGGCGGTCCCGGCAGGCCAAAAGGTAGCAAAAACACGCTCCCAATTATTCGAGATAAGCTCTTCCGGATCCTGCTGCGCCGAATCACAAGTGAAAGAGACTTGGAAAGTGTTGATACAACTACACTTATAAAGTTTGCGGCCGCCTGTTTGCCTAAGGATATGAGCCTAAGCGTCAACCGGGATCCGCAAATTACTTATATTAGCAATGTCCCGCGGCCGGAGGTGAATAATGAGTACTTACCCATAAATAATGATGAGGATAATGAGGATAATGCCGGGGTAAATACAGAAGTTGTTGATACACATAAGGTTATTGATAGTGGGTAAGTTAACAATTTGTATATTATAGGAAGTTGGAGCACGAGTTGGATATAGACAGCCTATTAAGAGCGATTGATGCTATTGACCAGGAGCGAGATGAGATCGCCCGGGTGCGTTTGATTACGCGGGCGAATGGGTCCCATCTAGAAATAGAAGGTAGTACCCATGAAGGCGAATCTACCACAAATTTGGGTCCCATCTCAGGAGGTAATTTTTAAATTATGGAATTCAAAAGTTCTTATCATCCCACTCCTACCCAAGCCCTAGCGCATAAGGCGCCGAACCGGTATAAGTTGTTTGGGGGCGCAATGGGTGGGGGGAAGACGCGGTGGTTGTGCGAGGAGGCGAAGGAGCTGAGTTTGGCACACCCCGGGAACCGCGGTGTGATGTGTAGGTATCATTTGAGCGATTTTAAGAATTCGACGTTGAAGTGCATTGAGGAGTGTTTTCCGGCGGAGATAATTGCGAACCATAATTTGGCGGAGCATACGATTACGTTGGTGAATGGGTCGGAGATAATTTATATGGGGATGAGCGAGGCCGAGAATGTGTCGAAGCTGAAGTCGATGGAGTTGGGGTGGTTTGCCATCGATGAGGCGTCGGAGGTGCCGAAGGAGAATTTTTTGCTGTTTCAGTCGAGGCTGAGGAAGCGCGTGAACGACGGGTCGTTCCCGCCCTTCTTTGGGTTGTTGGCCAGCAACCCGGCGGATTGCTGGTTGAAGGATATGTTTGTTTATAATGATTCGCCGGACTACAAATTTATTCCTAGTCTGCCGAAGGATAATCCGTATTTGCCGGGGGATTATGAGGCGCGGTTGAGGGAGTCGTATCCTGAGGATTGGGTGCGCATTTTCCTGGAGGGGTCGTGGGATGAGTTGTCGGATGGGAAGAGTGTGATCCCCGGGGATTGGATACGGCGGGCGGTGAATGCGGAGATTGAGATTGAGGAGAAGAGGGTGGTGGCGGCGGATATTGCGCGGTTTGGGGATGATGAGATTGTTATTGATTATTTATTAGGAAATAGGTTGGTGGAACAGGATGTCAGCAATAAACAATCTCTTATGGAAACTGTTGGCCGAATTATTAATAAGCGCAAAGTTTATAACGCCAGGATGTTGGTGGTGGATGATGCGGCGCTTGGCGGTGGAGTAACAGACAGGTTAAGGGAAATGGATGAACAGGTTTTGGCGGTGAACGGCGGGGAGAAGGCACAGAATAGCGAACAGTTTGTTAATTTGAAGAGTGAAATTTGGTGGTATGCGCGGGAGTTGTTTGAGAAGGGAAAGGTTTCTATTATCAATGATCCTTTGCTCATTCGTCAGTTGGGAGTTGTGAAACATTCATATAGATCGAATGGGAAGATTATTGTGGAACCGAAGGATGAGGTAAAGACAAGGTTGGGCAGATCTCCGGACCGGGCAGATGCTTTTATCTTGGGACTTTGGGGGACAAGAAACATGAGAGATTCCGCTAAGGATTTCAATCGGGCGAAGAATAGTTTTCTTAATAACCAACAAGAAATCAATCCTTATGGGTGGAACTATCATGAAGGAATGAAAGAGGAAATATTATGGCATTAGATGAGGCTAAAGACAAGACGTTAGAACCTACGTTCTCGCAGAAATACCTTGATTTCCTGCGGGATATCAGAAGCAAGACCAGGATTGACCAAAATGACCGGATGGTATGGAAGCAGAAAATGGTCATTTCTGTCAACCAGAGGCTGGGGGTTAAGCGTTATACGAACTTCCCGTATCCGGGGGCTCCTGATATTCCCTTGCCTGAAACAGATAAGCTTATTAAGAAATCCGTCCCTAATCTGGTCCTTTCTGCGTGGAGTCCTAAGAAGCTTTGCCGCGTGAGGGTTGCCCAGGGGGTTATGGATACCCCGGAGTTGAAGGTCAAGGCCGCGAAATCCGAGATGGCTATGAATATGTTCCTGCGCTCTCCGGATATGGACTGGTTCCGCAAGCTTATGCTGGCTGCGGATAACCGCAAGCAGTATGGGCACGCTATTTTCAAGGTCAGCGAGAAATTCACCTGCCAGGCTAACGGCAAGTGCATAGACGTTGAGGATATGGATCCGATGGAAGTCGAAATGATTAAGGCTCTTCCCAAGGCGGATAAGATCAGCTATTTTGCGGATAAGTATGGTTTTGATACCGAAGACAAAGATGACAAAAAGACTTTGGATTACATTGTCGGGCAGTTCTCTTCCGGAGCTAAGGAGATAGAATTCACTGTCAAAGAGTACAAGTCCAGGCCGATGATTGATGTTGTGGACCCGGTTACTGTTACTGTACCATCATATACCAAGGACATAAACGAAGCCGTGAGGATCCGCGAGGAGTTCTTCCTCCCGCGCCATATCGTTGAGCAGCTTATTTCAGATGAGATTTTCCTAAAGAAGGATTTGGATCTAATCCCTTACTGGGTCAACGGGGATGATGACTGGGTCACTGTTACGAAATCCCGCAACGAGGGGATCACGGATAACACCTCCCGGACAGACTTATACCGCATGGAGCTGATATGTTGCTGGTACAGGGAAAACGAGACAGATCCGTTCGTGCGCAAAATATTTACTTTCTTCTGCGATGCCATGGACCCGGAATTGGCTTTGGCGCAGGAAATAGATTTTCCGTTCTCTTTTGACGGCTGGGCTTACGAGAAGGACGATAATGAGATAAAAGACTCGCGTTATTATGCCTCTAGGGGTGTCCCTGAGCAGATCCGCGCCATGCAAGAGATTATGGAGCGCTGCATAAACAACAAGATAATCCGGGATGAGATGTCCAATACTCCTATGTGGGAGGTTCTTGACACATCGGAGATCATGGACGCGCATATCCGCATGACTCCCGGGGCAAAGCTTCCTGTAAGGCAATTAGGGGCTGAAATAAAGCAATTATCTGATTACCCCAAGCCAGACCCTAACTCCACAGAGATAATGACTATCTTAAAGGCGTATACCGAAGAGTATCTCGCTGTCAGTGACCAGCTCTTCAGGAACGCTACCAATGTTGGCGGAGGCAAGACTCTTGGGGAGATAAATGTCGGCATTCAGCAGAATTCAGGCCCGCTGAACCTTGAGGTTATATCCTGGAATGAAACGCTCTCGCGCGTTTATACGAAAATGTTCCAGATACTCGCAGAGCGCCTGGGAGAATCGATCTATGTTGACGGGGTTGAGGTCACCAAAGAGGATTTCAACTTTCCGGCAGAGGTAAGGTCTAACGGCGACTTGGAAGTCGCTAATGAACAACTGGCTACCCAGAAAGCCGCGATGCGCCTGCAGGTTATCATGAACCCGGTGCTTCAGGACATCGTAAACAGCGAGGACAGGTACAATGCGCTTAAAGATTGGCTCGAAAAAGACGGGGTCAAGGACCCGGATCAATTCTGTACAGATCCTAAGATTATCGCGCAGGAGAAGATTAACCAGATGCAGCAGCAATTGGCTCAGATGGCTCAGCAAGGCCAGCGGATGGCTATGGAAGGCGTTAAGGCGGAAAAGGACCTGCAGGCGAGCAAGGACCAGAAGAAAGAAGTAGATGCGCAGGCGGCACAGGTGAAAGAGAATTCAGAGATGGTAGAGGCTAATACCGCTGCACAAGTCGGAAAGGAGCTGATCGGTGGCTTATTCTCCGGATGAACACAAACCTTTGATCGATGAGCAAGAGAAAAGGCTGAACAAGGAATTGTCAATCTGCCGTGCGGTGAAAGAAACGCTTGATAGCGCTGGTTGGAAGAATACGATTGAACCAATACTGGATCGTATGATAATTGACACGGTTGGAGGGAAAGTCAAGGATGTTTGGGTTTCTGGCAAGCTGGATCGCGCTAAAAAGGAGGAACGCAGGGAGTTTTATATCGGCTACAAACAGGCGTTAATGGATCTTCACGGCAGGCTTATGTTCCATTTGCAGCAAATACCAGCGATTGAGGACAGGATCAAGGAAATCCAGAGAGAGAACGAAGAACGCTTTCGTGTCCCGTTAGTTGATGACACGAGATACAAACCGGGGTATTAGCATGCCATTAAAAAAGGGTAAATCTAAGAAAGTTATTTCAGAAAATATCAGGACAGAAATGAAACACGGCAAGCCGCAGAAGCAAGCCGTAGCAATAGCGTTGGCAAACGCAAGGAGATAATAATGGATCAACGGCCGGGAATGGATTACAGCGAAGTCTCTAAAAGGGTTAAAAGGATTGCATCCGCCCCCGGCCACCCCCAAGCTAAAAGTAACCTGATAAATTCCCTGATAAATCAAGCCACGGTCCGCGAAGGCGAGAGAGCACAGAATAGTCTAATTAAACTAGCTAAAGAGTCTTCGTCCTTAAGCGGCCGTGGCACTAAACAATCAGGTTTCGGCTCAGGAGTGCGGATGGGAGCTGGCAGATGGCGTTATGAAGATGGGAAATGGAGGAAGCTATGAACATATCCAATGCGCAGTCCTTAAGGTTGTCAAGAACTCCTATAAGCAGGTTTTGCCTAGGTGTCTATAGCAAACTTAAGGATATACTCCTTGAGAAGAGAGTCCAGGTAGGGCTTGTGCTTGACATCGGGTTTGTCAGGTTTGATAAGGGAGAGCTGAATTCCATATATCTCATAGTCACATATAAAGATCTGCGCATGGGTCTTGCAAAATTCGACTATAAGAATGGGGATTGGGTATTTAACTCTTTTTATGTGACAATAGATGATGTAAGGGAGATAAGGTTCAATGAAAAGGGTGAAATCCTTTACGAATATATCTACATGATGCTTGGGACTACTGTCTGCTGCTCAAAATATAAGAATAATGTCGTGGTGGAGACGACTTACATGAGGCTTGAGGATGTTAAGGAGTTTCCGGAAGAAGCCGCTTTCCTGCAGAAGAATAATATCGTGGAGGGCGGTTCAACTTTCAAGTATTGCACTAAGGACAACGGGAATATACTTTATCTTTCCGTGAAATAGTTTAGGGTCCTGCGTTTCCCCTTGAAGCGCTGTAAGTTTCTGCGTATCTTAAAACGCTGAATGGAGGTACAAAATGGCTGATGAAGTCAAAGCACCAGAGGTTACTGAGGCACCTGAGAAGAGTATAAGGGAAGCGATCGAAGACTCTCTCGAATCCACTGATGAGGTTGCTGTAGCACCTGACAAAGAAGCTACTGGAGAAGTCTCCGAAGCAGAGGAAATAGCTGCCGCTATAAATCCTGGAGAGGAAGGAACTGCCAAGGATGAACTCTCTGATGTTGAGAGAGCCATCAAAGAGGTAACGGAAGCCGAAGAGACACCGAATGTGCAGAAGAGGATTGACAAACTGACCGCCGAAAAAAAAGCGCTTGAGGAAAGGTTAGCCAGGATTGAGGCTAGCCAGGAGCCTAAAGACGGGAAGTTGCCGAAGTACAGCGATGAACAGTTAAAGGCCGCGCTCAAGAAAGGCATTGAGGACGGAGATACAGGTTTAGTCTGGGATATTATGGATCATATGCGCAAGCAGACTAAGCAGGACTTAATCGATATGTACGAGGCCGAGAAGAATGCCCATTTCGAAAATCAGAAGAGGATAGACGCGGAATGGAAAGATGTCCAGGATGCTTATGCTAGATATGCTGATACGAAAGTTCCTGAGATATGGCCGAATTCTCATAAAGACTTGGACCTGAAAAACGGGACAAGTATGTTATACCAGATTGCTATGGCTTTATACTGGAATAAAGACCAGGCTAAAGCCGATTATTACCAAAAACAACCTGGCGGTCAGAAATTGGCAGTCGCGGATGCACTGACGTATCTAATTCGGACTAAAGCCGGAAGCCGTACGGAAACTAAAGTCAAGAAGCTGGAAAAGCAATTGACTAAAGAACGTATGAAGAAGAGTCCAGTAAGTGGAGTGCCTGGCGGGGAACAAAAACCTCCGAAGGCTCCGCTGACCGACAAAGAGAGCCTCGAAGATTATATCAACGAGCGCAAAAATTATCAAGATGAAAGAGGGTTCTAATGTCACAGCAACTATGGGCAGTATCCTCGCTCGGTGGCTATCTTTCAAATAATGTATTAAGCAAGCAGATTCGTCATGCCGCACAGCCGTTGATGAAGTTTAGGCAATTCGTCAACGCCGAAGCAGCAGCCGGCAAGAATCGTGGAGATAAAGTGTTCTTTAACAAGATCAGCAATATCTCTACCGCTGGCGGTACATTATCCGAAACGAGTACCATTCCGAAGAGGAATTACACCATTGTCCAGTCGACCTTGACCGTGAACGAGTATGGCAACGCCATTCCGTACACCTTAAAGGTCCAGTCTTTAGCTGATGTTACCGTTCCTGATATTGTGAAAACAGTATTAAGGAATGACATGGCTAAGGTTTTGGACAGTGCAGCAGCAGCCGAATTCAAGACTTGCGTCTACAAGGCCGCGGTCGTGAATACGGCAACAACGACTTTCAGCACGTCAGGAACAGCCTCCGCGACTTCGTCTGGTTCGATGTCAGACAAGAACGTAAGAGATGTCATTGACAAACTGAAGACGTTGAATGTTCCGAGATACGATGGCAATAACTATATCTGTATCGCCTCCACCAACTCGATTAGGGGTCTTTATGACTTCTTCGAGGCAAAAGCTTCTCAGACCACGCTGAAGCCTTTGTACAACGGTGAAGTCGGACAGTATTATGGCTGCCGTTTTGTCGAGGAAACCAACATCCTAAAGAACACCTTAGGATCTGGTAGTATTGATGGTGAAGCCGTGTTCTTCGGTGGCGATGCCGTGCGTGAAGGTATCGTGATTCCGGAAGACATCCGCATTGACCTTCCGAAAGACTTTGGAAGAGATCAGGCCATCGCCTGGTACTATCTCGGTGGATTCAAGCTCACTTGGGATTTTACCAACGACTCGGAAACGAGAATCATTCACCTGACTTCACTCTAAGGAGGGCGATATGGGTAATACTTCAAGAACATACTCTGACCCCACCTTTGGGTCGAAGAAAGAGGTTACACTTCTGAACACAGCAGCACTTAACGGTACTGCTGCAGCCGCAACTGACCAGGTTTATACTTTTATGGCTCCGGTCATTGTGACTGATTGGGAGGTAATGGTTACAACTGCTGGCAACGGAACGAGCAGAAACGTTCTGCTTGGTAAATCCTTAGCCGGGACCGGTGCTGTTTCCTTAATCGGTACTATCACGATCGGAACTAACACCGTGGACACTGTTGTAGATGGTGCTTGCACTGAGACTGCCTTCGCCGCTGGTGATGATGTCGTCATTCAGTTAGAAGGTACTGGAGCAACGGTAGCAGTAGTTTGTCCTGTCTTACAGATCCGCGAAACATTCGTGGTCGGTAATGAGAATGGATAAGGAGTAATTGATGAGGAAGGTGTTGATATCAAGATATGGCGCTTATGGTGACATTATCCACATGTCGCACCTTCCTCGTCTCCTTAAGGAACAAGGTTTTAATGTAGTAGATGTAGAAACGAATTACAAGGGGTACCAGCTCTTAGGTTACAATCCGTTCATTGACAACTTGATATTCTTTGAGCCGACAAATCGCATTAATGTTTATTCTAATCCTTTTGTAATCCAGAAACACTGGGAGATCATTTCAGAGGGATATGATAAGTTTGTAAATCTATTCAACAGCATAGAAGTTTCTTTAATCGCTCCAGAATCCTCTAACCTCTACTTTATGCACCAAAAGAACCGGGATGCCTTAGCCAATATAAACTACTATGACCAAAGCGCAATCGCTGCCGGTTATCCTGAGTTAGTTGGTAGATACAGAGGGGAGATTTTTTATCCGTTGGAAGAGCATGTTATAGCCCAGGAGTATATGGCGAAACTCCATGACCCGATAATGATTAACTTAAACGGCACGACATTAAACAAGAGAATGGTTATCGCCCCGGAGTTAATCAAGCGGATATTAAAAAAGTATCCTGAGGCGGATATTATACTTACCGGGGATAAGAACTCTGATGGTTTAGATATTCCTTCCTCTCCAAGGATTAAAAGTATTATAGGTGTTATGCCATTCAGACAGGCTTTACTGATGGCCAAATACTCTAAGTTAGTAATTACTATGGAGAGTGGTTTCGGCGTAGGGGCTAATATGTGGGGTGTTCCGACAATACAGATGATGACCTGTGCAAGTTTGGTCAATCACCCGGACGATTGCCCCAATGATTACAGCTTGCAAAGTCCTGCACCTTGTTCGCCGTGTTGCAAAGCGCAATATAAATTTATAGGATGCCCGGTCAAGGACGGATATCCTTTATGTGTATTCTTTGATGTAGATTTAGTTATGAAGCAAGTGGAGAAAGCTTATGACTACTCAGTGCGGAAAGAGCCTGCTCAAATATCCTGATAGGATAATGCAAGAGTGCCCTGTTTGTGGTAGGGTTAATCCTATCTATGTTCAGGGCCTGGTAAGAAATCCAGAGAACTTCAAGATGGCTATGCCTGTATTAGATAGGGGGTATTCTTTCTGTAATTGCTCTAACATATTCTATACAGACTGGGTGAATATAGACCAGCGGATCTATGACGAGAATTACCAGAAGCATTACCAACAGGAAGTTATTACTGAGGCTATAAGAAGGTATTCCCGCTACTTCCCTATGCTTAAGGAGTTCAATAGTAACATAAAGGTCTTTGGCGAGATTGGTTCTATCAATCAGGTGTTATTAGATGAAGCCAAGAAAGAGGGCTGGGGAACAATCGGGATTGATATTAACCCTAATGTAAAGTCAGAACAACATAGCATAATTAACTGGAACGTAGAAGAGGCAATTCACTTGCGTGGTTATGATGTTATTTGGGCATCCCATATCTTTGAGCATTTTAAAGATCCATTGACTGTAGCAAGTAATCTATATAACTCTTTGAATGAAAAGGGATTATTATTTGTGGCTATGCCAGACCCCTGGTTTATCAACTGGGAACATCCGCATCAGTGGCAGCATTGGGTATTGAGAGAACATCATATCCTTTGGGATATGGATAGTTTTATTGAGAAGTTAGAAAATCTGGGATTTAAGAAAGTTTACCATAAACGTAACATAGATCCAGATTTTGTTTGTACAGGAGATTATCACCTGATTTTCCAAAAATGAAGAAAGCGCTAGTTATTCGGTACGGGGCTTATGGAGATATGATTATCATAACTCCAGTGTTAAAACGTTTAAAGGAGTTAGGGTACCATGTCATTCTTAACACTAATAAAAGAGGAAAGGAAGTTCTCGAGAACAACCCGAACGTGGACGAGTTTATCGAACATGATGAAAAAATGTCAATCGATGATCTTCCGGAGCACTGGGAAAAAATCAAGAAAGAAATAAATCCGGACAAGTTTATCAATTTCTCAGAGTCTCTGGAGTGTAACACAGTCGCCCATCCTTTCCAGCCGGCGTATAACTACACGAAGAAGGAAAGGTTCGATCTTTTTAACGTAAATTATTATGAAGCCACGGAAAAGTGGGCTGGGCTTGAGGGTTGCCAGAAGCTTCCCGAACTCTACTTTACTCCTTTCGAAGTGGAGGAAGCGAAGAAACATATTATCCCCGATAAGATCAATATACTCTGGCAGCTCTCAGGCTCTGGCCACCAGAAGGTCTATCCCTGGGCGGATTTTGTGATGGGAGAGGTATTGAAGAATTTTAATAACGTCAGGTTTATAACTACGGGAGATGAAAAATGTCAATTGTTAGAAAGTATAACCGACGAAAACATCTTGAACTTAAGCGGAAGAATTCCCGCGAGAACCGCGATGGCGCTGACGAGCCTCGTAGATTTAGTGATTTCTCCCGACACCGGCGTATTACACGCGAGCGGATGCTACCCAACGCCGAAAATTGGGGTTCTTGGGCATACCACGAGGACTAACATCACAAAGCATTTCCTGAATGATTACTCGTTGGAAGCAGAGTGCGCCTGTGCGCCATGCTTTAGACTTATTTATGACCACAGTATACAATGCCCGATTGAGTTTGTAACTCATGCGGCCTGGTGTATGGCCGAGGGGATTAAACCGGAAAGGTTATATGACCGAATCAAAAGTGTTATCGGAACAAGAGCCAAAGCAAGTAAAGATCACGCCCCAGTTCTGTCCCATTTGTAACGTTCAGACTGTCGTGGCGGAAGCGATCCAGGATAGTAAGACGAACGATACCTCCGTCTGGTACTTCTGCCAGTGCGGCGTGGTGTTCCAGAGCGAGTTTCCGGTCGGCAAAGAGATCTATGATGAGAAGTATGTTGCCCAGTTAGCGGAGGGAAAACAGGCCAGAGAGCGGTACAACTACTTACTCCGACTCTACGCTCCGTTAATAGAGGAGTTGACTTATGGCCGTATGATGTTGGAAGTAGGGTTCTGCGTTCCATTCATCCTCCAGTCCATGGAAGAGCGAGGTTGGCTTACCTGGGCCATAGACGTTAACCCAACACTAACTGGCAAGGGTAACATTTATAAAGGAGACTTTCTGACCTATGATTTTTCTCTCTCAGGTGATTCCATTCAGCAGGCTACCGGCTTGGAAAAAATTGACCGTAAGTTTGATCTTATCTGGATGGGTCATGTCCTGGAGCATTTGCCTGATCCTTTGGCTGCTCTTAATAAGGCCTATGATCTACTGTCTCCGGATGGCGTATTGTTCATTAGTACACCCGACACTGACTTTATTTACAAGCATACTGTACGCGGTTGGCCGCATCTTAAGGGGAAAGAGCACTACATCCTCTGGTCAGAGCGCGCATTGTGCCGGGAACTCGAAAGATTAGGATTCAATATAATCATGAAAAGACGTAATATTTCGAGCAAGTTCATGAGTTGGTTTGACCTTCATATTATTTGTCAGCGTCGTTACTTTTAATATGCCTATAGGTGTCTATGTAAGAACGGAAATTATGAAACAGAATATGAGCAAGGGGCAACTTCGGCGTTTTAAAGAAGTTACTCGTTCAGTACGAGGAGACCAATATATCCGTCTTCGTATGCATGGACATCCTAATGCTAACGGAAGAGGTTATGTATTAGAGCATAGATATGTTATGTCAGAACATCTTGGGCGTCCTCTTTGTAAGGATGAGTACGTGCATCATAAAAACGGAAATCGCCAAGATAACAGAATAGAGAATCTTGAATTGTTCAAGGGGCGCTCTGAGCATGCTCGTTTGCACATTCGCTCTACTAACAAGAATTGGATTTATGTTAAGAGCGGTATTCTATGCCCGCATTGTAATAATAAAATAGAAGTAGAGCAAATAACAAAAATTTAGGAGGCCTGATGACGCAGATAAAAAATTTCTGGAAAGAAGATAGTAACGAAGAGAATATAAACAAGTGGTTACGAGAACAAGCAGACAAGATAAAGGTTATCTCTATATTTGATAGAGACATTGGCATTTGTGTTGTTTACGAGGAAGTATCTAATGGCTAAAGTAAAGAAACTTACCGCGACAGGCGATGTAGAGAATAACGTACCAATCAAGGTCTATGAAGTAATTTTTACCGCTACTGCTGCCGGAGCGAATGTTATTATCCAAGACTCAACGACTGAATTAGTCCGGATATATTCACCGGCGAACACGACACAGCAGTTTATCTTCTCACATCCATTAATTTGTAAGACAGAATGTACATTGACGATAGCGAATGGCGGAGGCACAGCCGAATGTGCCGTAATCTATGACGAATGGAGCTTATGATGGATGCGAAAGAACACGCACGACAGAGTAAAGAGTACCTGAAGGCAAAGGAAGAGGCAAGGATAGCAAGAGAGAACGCTGACTTGGCGGTGCACGGTGAATTCAGCCGAGTAAAATACGACCCGACATCGGGTTCACTTAAAGAGGAGAAATAAATATGGCAGATGCACTCAGAACAATCACGATTGACACGTCAAACAGTCCGTGGGTAAAAACTGATGGTAAAACTACTACAGTTAGCGGAACAGGACAAACTTTCCAGATTTATCTCTATGATCTTGGTGAAACTGGTACGTATGCCGGAGCCGGAGCTAATCAGGATGTTTTACTGGCTGATGGCACAATGTTAAAGTTTTCAGCTGATTCTAGGATGGTTCACTTAGGAGATGCTTTTGCAAACGCGACAGCTAAGGCAAATCCCGGTTCTTTATGGGTAAGCGAAGACGGCGGCAAGGAAGTAGAAGTTAAGGTGACTACTGCAACTATTGCAGATGCTGACGGCACAGGAGCGAACAACCTGACCGCCATTACGTTCGAATATCCTGGTAAGCCTTGGCAATGGTCTTGGGCGAACCTCAATATGGCGTAAGGAGGATAGATGGCTAATTATGTAGCGAACAAAACCGTTTCGGTTGATGGTAGTCCTGCGACAATCCTGGCTGCCCTAAAAACTGCCTTAGAATTGCAGGATTCTACCAATAACCCGATTAAGCTTATCGACATTCTCGAATCAGAGGGTAGTGATTATTTTGGGGTTCTGGTCACGACCGGGACAATCGTATAGGAGGATAAATGGCAGCATACAGCGTTACAACTTACACCATCGTAAAAGGCACAGCCGAAGATGCGGCCGCCGCGATGGAGACTAAACTTGAGACTATAGACGATACCAAGACAATCAGGTTAGCCAAAGTATTAAAGACTAAAGACGGAAAGTATATGGTTTGTTTAATTTATGATAGTTAAGGAGGTTAAATGAGCGGCTCAATAGTACAATTTAGGCCTACAGTAGGATATGATTACGAACAGTTAACGGTAACCACGGGTGTCCAGGTATTGACTCCGGCTAAATACACCGCGCAGAGTGGTTTTGCCGGTGCTTCTGAGGCATTTCTGACTCTTAATGGAGGAAATATCAGATACAAGTACAACGGTGGCACACCCTCGTCTACCGAAGGACACGTGTTACTTGACGGAGGTATTTTAGTGCTCAAGGGTCAGCAGCAGATGAAAGATTTTAAGTGTATTAGAACCGGATCTGCGGATTCAGAGATCAGCGTTACCTACGAAAGGGAGTAAAATGGAGCAGACTAATAATCCTCAAGGGAAAGTAAAAGAGCTAGAAATCATGTCGGGATTGAAGTTAGTGCAAACAGAGTATAAAGTAAATGTTCCCGTGTTCGAGGATGTTGTAGTCAAAGTTCCTATTTTCGTAGATGAGCCTATCAAGGTTCCCGTAGGGTTTGAGCAAATTGCTAACGATATTGCTTTGGGCACCGCTGATAAGATCGCTGAAAAGATCTTTGCGCTTATAGAGCAGAAGTTAAGCAAGGCCATAGACGAGCGTATTAGTACAATCAAGGTTCCCAAGATAGTGGAGGAACTCCAGATTAAGTACAAAGAAGTTAACTGCGAAAAGCCAGTTTACAAAGAGGTCGAGGTTGAGCGTCCGGTGTTTGTTGACAAGGAGATCATTAATCCGGTCAGGAAGGACGTCGAAGTCACCAACGCCGTGA